AGCCTCTCTGCCCATACGGAGTAACTGGAGCCGGGATTGTGTAAACCCCTAAGCGATTCATTGTCTCAATACAAGTGACATCATCCACCTGCGTAGGGTCTGCGCCAGCAGGATCGCCAAAGCATACCGTCTTAACTCTATAGAACGAGAAATCGTTAATGAGCGTGGGGCGCAGCTTCTGCGTAACAAAGTCCGTAATGCCCATATTGTCAGATGTAATCTCTCTGAGAATGCGAATTTGCCCATCTAAGCCTACCTGACCAATAACCGCACACGGCGTTCTACCAAAGTCCTGGCCAATAATAACTGGCAATCCTTCTGAGAACTCAATAGGCTTCTTCGCTACATGGAACTCTGGAGACCATTCAGGATAGACTGGCCGCCCCGCTTTCTTAGCAACCCACTTATTCAGCACAAAGCGATCTATTTTCTCTTGCGATGAGCCAAGCTGGTTGCGCCAATACTGAAACCCTTCGTTGTGATTCTCAACATTCTCCGCCGCAGGGAAAGCCGGGTCTTGCCCGACATTGTTCTCATATCGCACCTCGCCAGTTTCAGGATCAACCTTCCTAAGCAATGCCGGGGGCTGGATAAAAAACTCCCACCCCTCTGGCTTTTCCATCAGCTTGCGATATACCCAGTTTGATACATCGAGCGGGTTGCCGTCCATAATTACCCCAAGCGAAGGAAATACTTTATCACCTTCCTTGGGAGGATAACGACCAAGACGAGACATCGCCGCTTCCAATGCGCTCTGCGACAACTGCGGCGCTTCGTTGCAGTAAATCCCAGAGATTTCCAAACCAAGCAAATGGTCTTCCGCTTTGGGCGTATCCATCGCACGGAACAAAAGTGTAATCTCCATCGGCGTTCCATCAGGAGCGGGCAACTTCAACACACCCTCCAACGGCGGAGACCAGTGCATATCCAAGAAGTTATGCCCCTCGCGGTTGAATATCGTCGTCGCCGTAGATACTGTAGTCGACTTCAATTCATCGTAGGTATTACGAATAATTACCCACCTTGCCCGAATAACCCCATCCCCCATCGGCGGCATGCACTCAGCCGTCTTGCGGTATATCTCCATCCACGACATCCACGTCTTGCCCGATCCTACGGGGCCTATCGTACACCTCACCCTCGCAGGACTTGCGTGAAACCTCACACCTGTCGGCGTGGGCCAATAGTCAAAGCTCGCGCTCTTCTTCTTCTCGTTCGCCCTAGACATCTACCGTCTCCACTTGCTCTACCGCAACACCGTTCTTCTTGCCGTCAAAATGGAAGTTCAATGTAATCCCTCCACCCTTGCTAGCATCCGCCGCTGCACCCTTGCTGTAATCCTTAGTGAACTCCTTGCCCGCCAGCACCATCAACCTATCAAGCATCTTCTCAGACTTCTTCTTCCCCACTACCTCGCCCTTGTAATAAACATCACTTCCCTCCGTCGCCATCTCAAACGCCGTATCAAGTATGCTCATTCCCATCGAGAGCTTCAAGTTCTTCTTCGCCTCATTGTATATCTGGCAGAACTCAGGGCAAGCAAAACAAAACGCACTCACCTGAGACCAAACTAGCCCCGCGTCTTCCAACGCAACCTTGTGCTTCTTCCCAGCCATTAACCCGCTAAGGAACTTAACCGCAGCCTTAACCCGATTTAACCCGCGCTCCGTCACCACACCATCCTCTGTGCCGATGACCTTAAACGCTCCTTGCGCCAATCCCTCAATACCCACATCATCAAACCCAAAACTCTTGACCGCAACCAATACCGTATCAGCCTCCATGTCTTCGATCTTCACCGGAGCTATAGACAACTCCCTCGTCTTGACAACAGAGTCCTTGGGCTTCTTCACTTTGTCTGGCTTATCTTTCATGAGGCAATCTTAACATTAACCACATCAAGGTAAACCTTGGGCAACCAACCCCCTCTAACCCCCTCTAATCCCATACGGATATCCTGTGCTTACTACTCAAAACCCCACCCCTTATCCCCTTAAAAATAGATAAGTGCTCAAAATTAAGAAAAAATCGCAAAAATGAACAAGGGGGACAAGGGGGACAACCCCCTCGCCTTGGGGGACAACCCCCACCCTGTCCCCCTATAACTACCCCTTTTATTCTATTATCCTTTATTTTTCCCTCTTTATCTACTTGTATTTTAAAGGGGGACAAGGGGGACAAGCAAAATAAAAAGATTTCTAAACGATAACTGCTAATGGTAAACAATAGGGATTCACCTTGTCCCCCTTGTCCCCCATACCCCTAATATATCAATTAACTCCTATTATTTACTACTATAATTCCAATTTCTTATATTTATAAGGGGGACAACCCCCTTGTCCCCTACCTTGTCCCCCTTTTCCCATCCCTATACCCCCCTCTCCCAAAATGTTTGCGTTTGCCTTGTCCCCCTTGTCCCCCGCACCCACTCCCCCATACCCAAACCCCCATACCACCACTAACATCCACTCCCCTCACACCCCCAACCCATACCCCCAACACCATACCGCCTCCCAGAAATCGCTCTTTGGCTACACGGAGTCCCCATATATGGGCCCTCCCCCCTCCGTGTGCGTGTCCGTGCGCCCCCCACTCCTCTAAACTATGGTTTTCTACCAACAACAAACACACGCAAAAACACACAAAAACACACAATTCCCCCTTATTTTCCGCACTTTTTACGTTTTTTCTCACAAAATTTCACACAATTTCTCACAATTTCACACCGCCACCGCCTTGCCTCGCGTGCGCGACACCTTATACAGCCCGTCTCCCCCTTTTTTCCGCTCTTTTTTTTCGTCTGCGTTCTTTAGTGCCGACACACGGCGTTGCTCTTTGACAGTTGAAGTCCCACTTAAAAGTGCCTTTGTGGTCTACTGAATGCTGAGATTGTTTGTTTGTAGGTGGTGAAGAATCGCATCGTATGCAGTTGTGCAATGCGTATGGGGGGTATAGTGCCTTTCGCCTTCATTTATGGAATCTACATTTTGCGGCTTGCAATCTTGCCAAACAGCGCACGAGGTGTGGAAGAGATAGGAGAAGTCTATCTGAAAACAACTTCTATAGATTGTGTTTTTGTGTGAATGTTTTTGCGGTGTGTGTATTATGCTTTTTCATCGCTTGCGCATAAAGTGCGAGCAATAGGTTCGGCACGCAACAGTGTGCCATTTCATACTGATGAAAAAGGGAAATCGTGAAAAGGGAGCACGGAAACGGAAACAGTTTATACTTGTAAGATTTGGACGAGGCAGGTGCATATTACCGAATTATGCTATGGGGGAATGAGCGGAGCAGTTTTTTTTACTGCGTCATTTCTACGCTAAGGTAATTTTATTAACAATTAAAGGCGCATATCACTACAAGTTTTTACGACTTGTAGTGTATGCGCAAAGCACATAGCGAGAGAGTTATGTTCTTTGCGCATACACTATGGCGGTGTATGTTCTAAACAAACAACAACCAAAAAAGGAGAACAGAAAATGAACGAAAATAGTATGGCAATCGTGGCGGAGACTGCAAACGCTGTCGATGTAAAAGCAAAGGGGAGCGTGTCTAAGTTGCCGAAAGTGAAAAAAGCGATAATCGGTCGTGCCGATGTGAATGCTTACGGCACAGCCCGTAATGGGCGCAAGGGCGAAATGGTCGGCAATAAGTATCAGATTCTTGTGATTCTTGCCGAGGACTTCGGCGGAATTAAGGCGGGCGAAAAAACGACTGCGAATGCAGTGCTCTACAAAATGGGTGTTAAGACTCTCCCCTTCTTCACGGACTTTGAAAAGGCAAAGGCGGCTTGCAAGAAAGTCTCCAAATGGGGCAAGGAAGAGGAAAAGAAGGAAAAGAGCGCAACGCCGAAAGTGACTAAGGCGGACTTGCTCAAGCAGATTGAGCAGTTGAATCAGCAGCTCGCTCTTGCCAAGCAGGTTGCGTAATGGGGTGTTGTGTGGTGTTGTGGGGGGGGCTTGTGTGCGGAAGTGCGCAAGCCTCTTGCTTAACTGAAAACGGAAACAAGGAAGGAGTAAAAGATGGATAATGAAGTTGTGAGACTCGAGTATAGGCTTAGATATATCAATAGTCGTTGTGATGATATAGCGATAGTTCTTTGCGAGTTAAAAGACCGTATTCTTCAAGTTGACGATGAGGAGTTTGACCCTATCAATAGGGCATTGATTTGTGACGCATTGAAAAGCATCAACCGCATAAAAATTGAAGCGAGTTATTGGGTAAAAGACTAAGCCGAAACACCTCGCAAGGGGTGTCTGTGTGGTGTGGTAGACCACGCACCGATGAGGCAGACCAAAACAACAAAACAAGGAAGGAACAGAAACGATGAAAGTAATGAAGAACGAAGAGCATAACTCTATCGAAATTGACTTCGAGGGAGTTAAGCCGAGTGCAGAGGTGCGCTTGCTGATGAAAGCATACGGCTTCTGGTGGTTCGGAAAAAACAAGGTATGGTGTCACTCTCTTGTGCTTGATGGTGAGTTCTTTGAAAAGTTCGCTGAAGAGCGCATTCGTCCGCTTGTGGAGAATAAAGTAACGAAGACGAACATACTTGAGTCCATCAAGTCATTGAGTGAGAAAGACCAACAGGCCGTTCTTGCTGAGTTGCTGAGCAGGTAAGCGAGGTTTTTGGGGCGCTTTGGGGGATGGTGTGAGCCGTCCCCCTTTTCTTTTGCAATGAGAGCCAAGCACGGTGTTTGACTCTCATATACAACAGAAAACAATGAACAAAAGAAAGCGAGGTGTAGTATGTGTATCAAAAAGATACGCTATCCTGTCCCGAGCGGAGCAGTTCGGGATTACGAAGGTAAAAAGATTGATTGCACACACTTGAGGTGCGACTTAACTTACCGCCTAGGTGGGTTTAGTTATGCAACATATCGAAATAGGCCGCGAGGGTATTACATATCCATTCAGCCGGTTGAATATGAAAATCACGACGGATATGTGTGTGAGAGTTTTGAGGGGTTCTCTGGCTATTCGGGTGTGATTGTGGAGTGTTCTCGCAAGAGCAAGAAAGCAGAGCGAGAAGCACTTGAAATCTTTATGCGAGAGCATAAGGAAATTGTGAAGCGTCACTTTATGGAAGGTGACATTGACTTTGATAATCCAATGGGAAAGTGAGAACTATTATGAGAAAAGAAGATTGGATTGAAATAGCCATCCAAGTGGCGATAGTAATGGGACTTATTATCTATCTTGCGATAGATACATATTTCTTCAACCTGAAAATGGCAGAGTTGGGTCTGTAAGGGGGTGAGGAACCATCTACTTGGAAAGGTGGTGAGCTATGATTAGCGGAGCAGAGTGGTGTCCCTATTGTCAAAGGGACTTTGAGTTTAATGTGCCCGACGATGTATGGACAATAGACTGTCCGCATTGTGGGAAAGAAAACTTATTGTGTGACAAGTGTTACACAGTAAATGGTAAACACCTATGCGGGGACTGCCCGTATGAAAAATACAAGAAAGGAAAACAAGATGACTAAAGAAGAATTGGTTGAAAGAATTAAAGAGATTATGCGGAGGTACTTTATTAGCGATGACAATGGGAATCCTAACCCTACATTCGATGAGTATTACACCGCAGAAGAGGCAATAGATGACATTAAAGATTTGGTCGGTGAAATCTAAAACAAACAAGAATGATTAACAACTTTGGGTGGCGTGAGTGCGTCACCCATTTTACGAAAACGAAAACAAGAAAGGAAAACGAAAATGGCTACAAGAGGTAGAGTTGGTGTAGTTCGTGATGATGGAACAGTTGCTTCTATCTATCAGCATTGGTATTCTTATCCAAGTTGTTTGGGTGCGACACTTCTCAATCACTACAAGAACAAGGAGAAGATTGAGAAGCTGATTGCTTTGGGGGATTGCTCTTCCATCAGAGAAGAGGTAGACATTCCAAAAGACATGGCACATTCTTTCAACAAGCCTCTCCCGAATGTCACTATCGCTTATGGACGAGATCGGGGTGATGGAGTTGAGCCGAGACTTGATCTCAGCGAAAAGGCTTTTTGGGAATCGGACATTGAAGAGTATGGGTATCTCTTCAAAGACGGCAAGTGGTATGTTGCCACTTCACACGGCTATGATGATGAGAATGGTAATTATGTAAGTGTAGAACCAAACGAAAGGAAAGTTGTTGAGTTGACCGCCGAGGTTTGCGAACATGAGGATGACCTTCTTCACTAAGACCTCACAACTATGAGACACAACCTTGGGGGGTAGGCGTATGCTTACCCCTCACATTGTGTCCCATGGTGGGATGCAGTAAACAAAGAAAGGAAAAATAAAATGGCTAACAACTGTGAATATGTTGCCCGAATTGTGGGCAAGAAGGAAAGCGTTAAGCAATTCGCTGATGCTATCCAATACAAAGATGCAAAGGATGGGTATTGTTTCGCCCGCATCTTTGAATCAGTCATCATTGACGAATACGAAGATGATAACAGGTACATAATAGAGATTGGGGGCGATTGCGCTTGGAGTGTTCAGTCTTGTTTTATGGATGGTGGTTACACTAGTTCGTCTGCTCCCGACTTCCTCAAGCCTGTCAAATGTAATGTGAATAATCTCACAGAGATTACCTATGTCACGGCCGAATGGCTGTGCAAGAAATTGGGGGTGAAGTTTGAGGCATGGTCTAGAGAATGCGGCTGTGGCTTTCAGGAACACATGGGTGTTGACGAGGATGGCGTTCGCGTCATTGATGAGTGCGTTGATTGGACGGAAGGATATGACGAGGACGAAGATGGGAACTGGATTGACTGCAATCCCGCAAAAGATACCGGCGGGTTCGCAGATTATGGTGAGTGGTATCTGAGTTAATAACAAACAAACAACAAACAAATAGGAGGAACAGTATGGCAGATAGAAGTAATTGGGATTCGGAAAAAATCAAAGCCGAAGTCCGTACAAAACGCGTAGCTTGTGGCTACAAATTCAACCGACAGTTGCGCATTGACGAACAGAGGGCATTCCTCGAAGAGGATAAGGTACCTGCTGATGCGCTCGCAAAGAGTACATTCCTTGTGAGCAAGGAGCAAGAACACTTGCCCGAAGGGAGTAAGTGCCTTGTGTGTGGAGCAGACCTCTCAGGTATGGGAGGTCTGATTGTTAAGGTTGATGCGGAGGTTGTGAAACTCCGCACGATTTGCCACGACTGCTACAATGTGGTGGGCGGCAATGAAGATGGAGATGAAGAGCCGCAAGAGCGTGAGCCTGAGACTCAAAGCGCTCTGACAGTATCTCCCGCAACGCCCACAACAAGCGCACCCGTAGGACTTGAGGCTGCGCTCGAGACCATCAAGGCAGCAATCGCAGCGCCTAAAGCACCGCCTATTGATGAGGCTAAGATTATAGCTGAGGCATGTGCAAGGGCGCGAGCTACCGCCGCAGAGGTGATGAATCAGTCCGTAAAGGACTTCATTACCAAAGGGAAAGTTCCCTCTTGTGGGAGTGGTGCGAGTAAGGAGAAGCCCCTTTCTCCCGCAGTTAAGAGTGGGGTTGATGTAACTGCCAAGGCATCGGGTTGGAGCGCAAAGGCTACTGCTGATGGAAAGACGGCGGTAGAAAAACTGAATGCGTTCTTATCGGAGTTCAGTTTCTTCCGTGATGGTGTGAGTATGCGCCTCATCAACACCTTTGCGAGGGCGAAGGACAAGGCGGAAATCCTCAAGTCCTACTGCGCTGTCGCACAGATGGAAGACTACCCCGACCTGATAGAAAAAATAAAGTCTCCTGAGTTCAAGCAAGTGTGTGACTTGTTTAAGACAACACCGTCAAGGGTGGTGAACAATAGGTTCGCCGTGTTCTATGGTAGTCCCGGCGGCGGGAAAACTTACGCCGCTGAGGAGGCGTGCAAGACAATCAACGGCGGCGAATATGAGACGATGGTGTGCAGTCCTTCAATGGATGCAAGCGACATGCTTTATGCGTATCGCCTTGATTACGAAACAGACAAACGAGGCTACGTCCCTACGGGATTGCTCAAGGCGATGCTTGCGGGGCGGGCGGTGGTCTTGGATGAGATTAACTTGCTCCCAATGGAAGCTCGTATGTTCTTGCAGAACATCTTGGATAACAAGTCTAAGGTCAGCGTAATGGGCGTTGAGTTACCCATCAAGGAAGGGTTCTTTGTGATTGGTACGATGAATCCTGAGACGGGTATGGGTATGACTCCCCTCCCCTTGCCGTTGGTTGACCGCGCTTGTGTGGTCAAAGAGTTCAAGACAACAGCTGCACAAGCGGCAGTTGGTGCTGGGTTGTGTTAAGTTAAAAACAAAAAGGAAGGAACAAACAAATGACGATAAATCTTGAAGAGATGAAGGAGATTGCGAAGCGCCTCCCCATTGGGTTCTATCTTGGGAGGAAAACTCCCGTGATAGTAGAGCTTGGCAATCGTGCATATTGCGATACGGTGAAGGGAGACATCCACCTTGGGGTGGGTGTCTTACAGTTGGCGGCCGGACAGATTGATGCTTCTGACGCTGCCGAGTGGGATAGAGAAACACTGTTAAGGTGTCTGCTCTATCACGAAATCGGACATCTGCTTCTATCCCCAAAGTATTTGAAGAGTTTACATCTTGAATTGCCCGAAGAGTTGGATAATCATGCGTCAAGAATCATAAACATATTCGAGGACGAGAGGATTGAGAGTCTGCTTGCGAGTGCTTTCATGGGCGTGGACTTCAAGAAGTTTGTCCGCCTCATTCACAAGCAAGGAGTTAAGAATGGAGATATGTTAAGTAAAATATTCAAGGCTATTAGGTTGCGAGAAACGACCGCTCAAATCTCAGATGCGATTGATGATGCAATAAAAGATTTGCGAGGGTTAAATATACATACTCATAGGTGGTGTAGTGATTTGCCTTGCGCTTTTGCTGAACGACTCACCAAGATTATTAACATGATTCTTGAACAAGAGAAAGAGCAAGAGAAAGATAACAACAACTCTGATAAGTCTGAACAATCTTCTGATAAGTCTGAACAGAACGAGCCGGAAGATTCGCAGGAGGAACAAGACGGCGGTCAAGGGGGTGCCAATAACCCAAACGAGAATGAGGATACGGATGAGTCTGATGAAGACGATTCAACCGAGAGTGAGGGTGACGGCAATGACAGCGGCGAGGATGAAGAACCTGATGAGGATTCTGATTCTTCGGGTAATGGTGGTGGCAACGAGGATGATTCCGAAGACGATTCCGAGGGTGATTCCAATGCCAACAATGGTGGCAACGGTGAGGATGAAAGCGAAGAGGACGGTGGCTCTGCTCCCTCCCCCAATGAAAACGAAGAGAGCGATGGCGAGGGTGAAGACGAACCCGAAGAAAGCGAGGAGGACGAGTCCACCTCCCCGTCTGAAAACGAATCCAAGTCCGAGGACGGAAGCCATAACAGTTGCGGGAAAAAGATTGAACTGCCAGAAGATTATCTTCGATCTCTGGCGGCGAGCGTCTTCTCAACACCGCCCCCAAATGTCGCAAAGACATTAAACAAGTTTGCTTCTCGACTGGCAAAGAAGAAAGGCAATCGGGCAGCAGGGATATGGTCAGGGTTGCATGGGAAAATTGACAACAAGCGTGATGCGATGGGGAAAGATAAAATCTTCCGACGTAAGAGTGATGTTGGAGATAGTCTAATGGACTCTGTGAACCTGAACTTGTGGGTGGACATAAGCAGTTCTTTTGAAGAAAGCAAGGATGAGTTAAATAATATCCTTGCGGCGGTCTCAAGAGCGTTGCAGATGGCAGGCAGTAAGCTTAAAGTAAATGTTATCCATGCTGGAGAGTGTGCGATCGTAGTGCCCTCAGACAGTTGGGCTGTTGACCCTCGTACCGACAACGACATCAACCAAACCTATGTGTATGCGTGGAAGAAGACACGCGATAAAACACGTAGGAACATTGACATCGTGGTGTTTGATGGTGTGTGTGGG